TGCACCAATTTCAAAAGATTTACCTTGTTCTGGTTTTAAATCGCCGCTAACAGGTGTTGCCACACTCATTTGTGGACGGAAAGACTCAGAGTAGTTCGCAAAGGTCGCAATATGTGGCGTAAATTTATATACGGCACCTAATTGATACAATAATTTACCATCGTGCTGATCGGTATTTCCGGTTTTTGTTAGATTTTGACCTTTTTTACAGTTTGCTGCATTTAAGCAATGGCGTCCTGCAAATTGATCAAAGTACTCATAACGTAAACCACCCGTCATGATAAAGTTATCTGTAAAGTAGGCGGTATCTTGAATATAAATACCAACAGTTTTGAGATAGTTATATTGATAGGCGTTGCCGTTACCATTTTTATGTTCTGCAACAGGGCTAGTATAGTTTGGATTATCAATATTGATATCAGAATTCATGATGCCTTGGTTATAAATAGGACCAAGATCACGAATATTACGCATTGCATCAATACCGGCTACAAATCGGTTAGCGATATCACCAATACCAAATTCACCAACGATATTTAATGTACCGCTATGAACGCGTTGATCGCCTTGTTGCTGTTCAATTGCACGACGGGCTGTACGTGTTTTAACGTTAACATTTGTAATACGAGCTTGATCGTAGAAATATTTGTAACGAGCGTAGCTATAACCCGCATTTAATTTCCAACCATCACTTAATTTGTGCTCAATTTTGAAATCAATGTTATCGGTTTTTGCGGTTGTTTCATTATTTGGTTCATCTAAACGACGCGATACAGGAATATCCGGTAATGCATTAGTTGCCGTTAAAAGATTTGTACCACGATCAAATGGCTCAAGAATATCTTTGTGTTCATAAGAAAGAAGCACTTTAGTTTTATCATTTTCCCAAGAAAGAGAGGGTGCGTAAGTCGTGCTTTTCACTTTGCCAAAATTACGCCAGTAGTCTTTTTCTTGTTTATCATAGATAAAGCGGTAAGCGAAACCATTTCCTAAGCCACCAGTAAAATCTAATTGCGTTCCCCACAGGCTATGATTACCTAAGGTTCCACCAAGGACATAACGTGGCGTTTGTTGCGGTTTTTTAGTAATGATATTAACCACACCACCTGGATCTTGAATACCATAAAGTACAGATGCAGGTCCTTTTAAAACTTCAACGGTTTCAGTTGTCGCGCTAAAGTTTTTAGCTGGGCCAGCTTGTAAACCGTTACGCATAATTGAGTTGTCACGGTTTCCACCAAAACCACGTTTTTGAATAGAGTCAAACATACCACCTAACGTATTCGCTTGACTCACACCACTGACGTTATAAAGCGCATCAATGAGTGATTCAGGTTTGCGATCTTCTAGTAGTTTGGTCGAAAGAATATTTACTGTGTTTGGTGTGTCGAATACAGGCACTTCAGCTTTTGATACAACTGATGTCCCTGTCGTTTGATAACCATTTTGTTTAATTCCCGTATCTTGAACGTTAATTTGCTCAAGTGTCTCGGTGTTTGTATCTACGGTTTGCTCAGTTTCTGCAAACGTAGAAATGGAAAAACTAGTTAAAAGTGCGGTTGAAATAAGGCTTAATTTAAAATTCATAATCGCTTCCCAATAGATACTAAAGAGCCAAAAGTATAGCGAAAACGTTTTCGTCAATCAATACAAATTATTTTCATTTGTATGTATGCTTTATTCAGAAAAGATTCATTTAAATTAAGCGGGGGGATAAAAAGAAAAATCCCAAGCTAAAAAGCTTGGGATTGCAATATGGTGCGACTAGCTTGCACCTTATTTGATAGGAATAACAAATAGATAGGTATATCTTGGCGTAATTTTGGCGGAGTCATTGCGAACGCTTTGCGTGTCTTTTCGTCCATTTCACTACTTCGCCAGCAACATATCGAGGTCGCTCGTTTTCATCTGAAAAGTACCTAGACTGTGGAAAATCGCCTTTCGTAACGATGAACTTCACCGTATAAGTATAGGACTTATTTAGATACAGAGCAATCTCTTCGATAGTCATCAAGTTTTGACTGTTTTCTGTGTAAGAGGCAAATGCTGCCATTTTAGCGGCGTTCACAATCTCTTTCTCTGCTTTATCTGATAGTTGTATTTTATCCATAAAAGCTCCAATAAAAAACCGCCCATAAAGAGCGGTTATAGTGATTTATTTTAGTTAGCCGATAAACGATATAGCAAATGTTCAAAATCGGCTCTATGGGCTTGTTTAAGTGGTTCTATGAGCTTTCTAGCCACTGGCAAAGATTTATCATAGAAACGCTTATATTCTGTGTGATGTCCGTAAACTGTCGGACTATATGACGAACCAATTACTTCTAGCGGTTTAACCAGTTTTCCCAATAACCAATTCATTTGACCGTGCGAGAATAACAATAGAGTAAGATTTGAGATTTCTTCTTTTGTTAAATCGAAAGTAAATCTTTCTTCTGCTGGTGGAAGTGCAATAGGTTGCAAGTTCATAATGAACGCCATCGCATTTCCGAATTGGTCTTGTGGAATTTGGTCGTATTTCGCAACCTTGAAAGCAGATTTTAACTGACGGTATATTTCTTGCCAGTGTAAACCTGTTCTATGGTGTGCTTGTTGTACCGCAGATTGGATCGCCTGTTGTTGTTCTGGCGTAATCGTATTTGGTAAAAGTGCGGTCGAATTTTTGTGTAAATTTAAGAACGCACGTAATACAACTAAATGGAATTTAGGACTAATCCACATCGCATAGGCGAGCATTAATTCTTCGCAAGCATAAGTGCTTGGATTTTTACCGCCACGAACCGTTTTTACTGCCAAAGTAGGAATTCCTACTTTGCTCTCAATCTCTATTTCAGAGATTAATTCTTTGGTTTGTTGGTTTGATAAAAATAAGACAGGTTTATGCTTTTGCTCACTGCCACTTGCCCTGTGTAGATCCGTTAGTGAATAAAGATTGTCTAATTGGCGAATTGAATTGTTTAGAATTGTTAAATTTGACATTTTTATGCCCTCTATGAGTTAGTTCTTAATTCGACCAACCTTAGTAGGGTTGATCGGGCTTCAACTACTGCTCATAGACAGCGGAGCGTATTCCCTTTCGGTATTTTATTAGGCTCTCTAGACCCGATCATTGGAAATGTGAGAATTCTCACATTTAGATTTTAGGCATAAAAAAACCGCTATGCTTTCGGGTGCGGATTGCCGCTATGAGTTTGTAGTGCGGTTATCTTAATCCGAAGTATAAGCGGTGTCAATATATAGCAATCTTAGCTAATCATCATTTAATCTTTTGGCAATTCAGGCAAAGGCATCCAATGGGTAATATCTTTGCCAAACTCCCAGTCATGATTAACAATGCAAGAAAATATAATATCTCCATAAGAATTTAATACTAAAACTCTCTCACTGTAACCATCATCGTCTAGATCTGGCAGCCTGTCACTACATTTAATCCATGGATTTTTTAGTTTATCTAACTCGTTTTCTGCATTAGATAATGCGTCATATAAAATAGCAATGCCATTCATTGCATCTTGATAGGCTAAAGATGGTGCAGTCATATTTACTCCTAATACAAATCTTCTGAAAATAAAATATCAGCGTTTGGCGAGCCTGATAACCGTATAATTTGCCCTTGCTCTTGGGCAATTTTCATCGCATCTTCACGCCCAACAAAACGACCTTTATTCGTTAAAAAACCTTGCTCAAAATCTAATAAAGGGTATTTGTAGTTCTTTTCGAGTTCTGCAATTTGTTTACGCATTAATGGGTCATAGTGTCTTAAACCATATACTTCATGAATAATATAATCACCGTTTTCTGAAGTACCATCTCGTTCATCTACAAACACTTGGCAAGCGGAACACACAATTCTTTCAGGAATATCAATATATTCTCTTTTTTGGTTTAAGAGTTTAATAAACTCATTGAACAATTCCTGTCTTTCTTCATGCGTTTGCTGTTCGATTAAATTAATAATATCCATCACTTACTCCATTAAAACAAAAGGCGCTCACTTGGAACGCCTATTGGATTTGTTAAATATTGATTTACTGCTTAAGATTTACCACTGGCAAAATATTAACCAGCGGTCGCTGTAAACTAGCTTGGTGCTGATTATGGATATTATCTTCGGCCCATTGCAGAAAATCTTTTACATCAGTTTTTTTTCTTCCATCTAGCGATACATAGCACTTAGATAGTCTAATTAACTCATTTCTAATTCCGCTATTAAGTAAAACCCAATACTTTTTAACATTTTCAATAGATTCAGAGGCATGCCCATCAGTTGTTGGCATTAGGTTGTATTTAAAAGAATCTTCAAATAACTCTTTAAACAACGAATAAGGAATGCTCACATTAATCTCATTCATTTCTGCCCCTTGTTTTTATTTGTATAGTTTACTAACTCACGGATTTTCTCACGCACAAGCTCAAGAGTTTTTTCCAAACTCCGTTCTTTTTCGTGTAATTCCGCTAATTCGTGTTCTGTTTCTTTTTCCATTTTTCACCTAAAAGAAAACCGCCTTATTTGGCGGTCTCAATCATTTTAAAAATACGCTCTGGCGTTTCCTTTACTACCACATTATGCTCGTCCGAAAACTTAATAATAGAGCAGTCATTGTGTGCTGATGTTATAGTTCTAATTAAATCTACATTTACAATTAAATCACCGTCACCAGCTCTAAAATTTTTAAATTTAATAAATTTACTCATAACTCACCCATAAAATGGAATATTATCGTCAAAGCTATCGCCTTGTTCTGCCATTGCACTTAATGGCTCTGGTTTAGCTTTACTTGGTTTCGCTTGTTTTTGCTCATCTTGGCGACCGCCTAACATTTGTAAGTTATCGCCTTGAATTTCTGTGGTGTAACGGTCTTGTCCGTTGTTATCTTGCCATTTACGGGTTTTTAATCGCCCCTCAATGTAAACCTGTGAGCCTTTATGTAGATATTGACCTGCGATTTCGGCTAATCTGCGGTAGAGTACAATGCGAACGTACTCAACATTTTCTACAAAGTTTCCGTCTTTAGCTTTGTAACGTTCATTTAAAGCAATGGTGAAGTTAGCCACTTGCTCACCGTTAGGCATTGTTCTAATTTCAGGGTCTGCGGTTAGGTTGCCGATAAATAGGCATTTATTCACGCTCATTTTGATTCCTTATAGTAAATTTCCTAAGAAGTCGTTAAACATCAAGTTATATTCATCAATTAAATCAGGGTTGTTTTCTTTTAACCAATTGATTGATTTATCGTAAAGCTGTTCGCTTTCAATTTGTTCTTTTGTCTTGCCAAGAAGTCTCTTTCTTAAATTCTCAACATCATCGTGATAATACTCACTTGGAGTAGAATTCACATTCTGCTGGGTTGATTTTTGAGAGGGTTCTTGTGATTTTGTCTTTGGGGTTTCGTCATCTGCTGGTAAATCTTCGCCAGCGTAGATGTAATGACCAAGCCCACACATCGCAATAGCTTTCGCAAGGCATCGCATAGTCGCCTTGTTAATATCTGTAGCTGTTGGGTTTTTGATAGCTCTATTTAAATGATCCATTACAGGCAGCCACATAAAGCGACTAAATTGCTCATCACCATCTTTAATCGTTAGCGTTACCGATACCATTACAGAGTCATCTGGCATAATTTTATCTTGATGTATTTCGTAAATGCTTTCAGGAAAATACTCCATAAGTACACCCCAAGCCCACGCCCAAGAGAGGTAGGTTAGAGCAAATTTCCCAGATCCTTTCGTTTCCGTTTTGTCATTGACGTTTATTTTACTTAGCAAATCCCACGCTCTACGCTGTAGAGATTGTTTTTTCTCTGCCATTTCTACACCTCAAAATTCATTCGTTTATAAATAGCTCGCACTCGCTCAACATCTTTAGCACAATATTCAGCGACTTCATCAATGCGACCATCTTGTACTGCTTGCCACACTTTGGAACCGTCAATATCGCCTTTCTGCTCGATATTAAGCACTTGGCATAGCTTATTAAGGCTAGGCTTTGATTCTCGGTTATACCCACACCATTCCCACATCGTGTCGTAAGTGTTTCGCTTATCCATTTTGTAGTAAGGTTTCACACCATTAATGATGCAGCGTTGCCACAAAAACAGTCCGTCAAAACTCGTTACGTTATGCCCGATAAATACTGGAACGGTTTTACATCTGTTAGCTTGTTCTTTTAGCCAGTTATTAAACCGTGTCAGAATGTCTTTCTCACGGCCTTTGACTTGCCAGTCGTTACGGTAGAATGTAACTACTTCATCATCGTTAATCGCAGCACTAATAACCACAACTTCACCAAACGCACCGTCTAAGGAAGTCTTATTAACTGCAACCTCTTTGTTTTCTTCAAGCCATTTATTAATCGTTTCCTCGTTCTTATAATTAGCAGGCGGTTTAATGTTTTCGCACACAAAATCTTGATGCTCTTTTCTTTGTGTTGGGATTGTTTCAATGTCGATATATATTTTCATTTTGTTCACCTAAAATGGCATTTCTTTGTAATAAAGCTCAATAATTTCTTCTGCTCGTTTCGGATCGATAATTCCACTCATTAGCCAGTCTTGGAATTCGTTCAGTTTGCGCTCTCGCTCTTCTTTGGCGGTTTCGTCTTTCTCTTTTCGGTTAATCATTAAGGATGTATCCATTTCTGTAATCCTTTTCTAATTGCTCTAATCTATCTTCTGCCATAGCAGTCAGAATTTTAATTCGCATTTCTTCATAATCAGTGCCAAGTGCGACCGCCTTTATAAATTCATCATCATTAAACGTATCATCATCAAAGGTATTGATAACATCATCATAATCAAGCATCTTCTCTCTAAAAACACATATAACATCATCATCACAGTTAGCGATATTTTCTTTGATAGCTTCTATTTCCATTTCTACCGCTCGATTGTAGTCATCTTCTTTGCCGCACTGTTTATCCCATTTATTGAATTCTTGGCGTTCCCATTCGGCTATTATGCTCATTTATCAGCACCTCAATTTTTCCAAAGTATTCTGTTAATTCGTCAAACGTAGAAATTAAAGCTCTGCGACCTTGCCACACCATATATTTAGGCGGTGCGAGCAGTCCGCTGTGAACTACGCTTTGTTTTGTGTATAGGTAGAATTTAAACTGGCGATGTAAATCAGCGCTTGAGAAGTAAACCTGTCTTTCATTTTCTGGTTGGCTTAATCTTTGTTTGGTGTAATCCTTAAACAACTCCAAAGACTTAACCCAAGACTTCATCATTCGAGTTCTGCCAGCCTTTTTCATTTTGTCGCTAGTACCTTTAGGCTTTCTTTGTTTCTGCCCGTATAGCGGTAATCTGACCTCATTCATAGCGTTAAAACGCTCAATTTGTCGATTAATTAACAGGATTGCATTTTGCTTTGAGCGTTGCGGATAGGTAGAGTGATTAACCACGCTATTAATGATTAGACTTGCGATAAAAAAACCGTTTTCCGTTTCTTTAATCTTGATTTCTGATGTGTATCTAATTCTTGGCATCGTCTAATTCCTTTTGTTTGATGTTTGTGTACGCCATAGCCTCTTGTTTAGCTGGCTCTGTAAGATTTGGTTGGTATTGTCCGTGTTCTGCAATCCATTGAATTCTTGCTTGTTCACGCTCTAATGCTGTTGGTTCGCTTGCAAAACAACAAGAAATTCCGCCAATCAAAAAGGCGATAAACATCGCACAAGCAATCTTTGCTAAAGGTCGTGTGATTTCTGCGAATACATCAGTAAACTTTTCCATTTTTTGTTTCCTTTTTAGTCAATTTAGTGAATTTTGGGTGTAAAAATCCGCCGCACGGATTTCTTGAGGAAAAGTGCGGTCGGATTTTCCGTTGTTTTAGAAGTCGATTTTTACGGCTTTTGGATTAAAGCCTCGCAAGTGTTCCAATACACGCCAGTTTGTCATTTGGTTGATGTCAAAATCACTTGTGATGCGGTTTAAGATTTGATTGGTTGAGCGTAGCACGCTTAAATATTCGTAAGCCTGTCCGTATATTTGTGAACTCATATTTGAGCCTAAAACGTTAAAGGCTCTCTCAATGTGTTGGAATGTACCTACGCCACGCTTGAAAGCAAACCATAACCAAGCAAGCTGTTGAAGTTCATATTCGGTAAATTCAAAAGAGAATTTCTTTTCAGGCTCAGGTAGTGCAAGTTGTTGTGGTTGAAGTTGATATTTTCCTGTTTTACGAATCTGCGGGAGAACTTCTTTAGTTATCCAGCGTTTTACTTTTTTAGCTTGCTCTAATTTTGAACTTAAGACTAATGAATACATTCCACTTTCATTCACGAAGAGAACTTGAGCGCGTTTGTTTACAGTATTCACGATCTCACGTTTCGTTAGGTCGTCAAAATCTACGTGATCTTTGATCGCTTTATGTGGATTTTTATATTGCAACAATTCTGCAAGCTGAGCTGCTCTAAAAAAGATTTCGTTGTTTTCTACGATGGTTTGAATAGGTGTGTTTTCAAAATTGAAAATTGTAAGATTTGACATTTTGTAATCCTTGAACTATTTGTTGAACAAGCCACTTTCGACAGTGGCGTCGGGAGGTTCGAAAACCCCGTTCAAGGAAAGGGCTGGACTTATTTCCCGAAGGTATTGTATTAGTCACCCTCCCGACATAGTCAGGATTACGGATATAAAAAAATCGCCTTTGTGGCGATCAGTTGAACTATCCGCCTTGAACATATTGAGGTTTCGACACCTTGAGGCGAATAGTAGTATAAGAAATTATGGTTGTCAAACAGATTATTCAGTCTTAAAAAAATCCCCTAATGCCAAAGTGTGAAAGCAGCTAGGGCTAACCAATCTAAAGGAGATTTTTTTCATTATGAAAAACGCTGTTTCCAGCTAAATCCGCTCTCGTTCAATCAATTATTCAAGAAGATTGAGGTTTAATTCGCTATTTGAAAGCGGCTTTAGATGGAGGCTCTTTCGGGATTTGAACCCGTGTTATTTTCCATAACGCTACCCGTGTTTTGTACCGTGCTGGTTTCCACAACCAGCGAAACAAAGAGCCATTTCAAAGCACACTTCTCTCTATCATTCGCAGAGGTTTCACTTGCCTCTGTGTCTCTGTACTTCAAATGTGCTTTGAGATATTTCCCCACTGCGACTAGACTTTCTGTAACTGTCAGTTTTTCACTGGCCTCATCTTTCAGTGGGATTTCCGTTTACTCTCATCACGCAGGGTAGGGCTTTTAATCTACACGACCGCATAATGCCGTTATGAGTAAACTTCTTGTAATCTGATTTTTAAAGAGCGCTGAGATATTTGTTTATGTGTATCTCGTTTTGATGGGTGTATGATAAACATTTCTTTATTTGATGTAAAGTTTTATTTAAAGAAAAATTGATTGATTGCTTATTTTTTGAACTATAAAATAAAGCAAACTTTATAAAATATTGATTTTAAACAGAAATAAATCTTGAATAATTTTTACTGATTGGCTAATTTTTGAGCAGGTTATAATTAGGTATTGGCTAATAATGCGATTTTTCCTAGGTTTTTTATCTTTTTTGCGATCTGTATCGCAAAATTTAGTAGCCAAAATAGACCGCACTTTTGATTAAGGTATGATTAATGAGGAAAGGAGGAATGTTATGAAAGAAAAGTTTAAGTTGTGGCTAATCTCGCTAAATTGTGACTTGATTAATGATTTAGGTATTGATGAGATTGTATCTAGGGTAAATGATAGGCTAGATATTATCTTTGCGAATAAAGAGGAGAGAGCAGTGCTTGAGGATTTAATTAAGTGCTTTAACTAAAAAAAGAAACCCGCCTTAATGGCGGTTTTTTATGGTGAATAGCTAATTGTGATTATCTGGCATCTATTATTACAAGTTTAGATATATCGCCATCTTTAATAATGGCTTTTCCAGTAACTTTTAGGATTTCATTTGATACAAATGTCTTGTAGTAAACATTGTCAGGCGTATTAATTAGCGGATCTGAAATGCTTGCGCTTATACGCTTATCTGAGCCATTTACGGAAACCTTACATGTTGCTTTTTGTTTATCTAATTCTGATATAACAATATCAAATTCCTGAACTCCAGTTACCTCTCCATCTTGTAATTTAGAAATTGCCTCCTTGTCCTCTTCATCGATCACGCCTAAAGGAACGCTATTACCTTTTTCAAAGATAGATATCGTTCTACAGCTTTGTCCGATAGGGTAAACAGCCTGCCTTGCTGCTGGTCGCAATTCTTCTGCCATTTTTTCGATAGTGGAAGCAAGCCTATCAATAACTTCCTGATCTCTATTTCCAAGCTTCTCTATCGCCTTATCAAGTGCCTCTTTAAGTAGCTTCATTTCTTCCGTTTTATTCTTATTTCTTGAGAAAATCCAAGACAAAATCGAGCCTAACGCAACTCCGGCAGAACCGGAAAATATTTGATTTTGACTAGCCCAGTCTATAACCATATCAACGGAAAAGCAATTAGCTCTTACTTCTTGAGCATAAGTTTTGACAACATGAACAGAGAAGTTTTTGCTATATTCCTGTGTCGCTGAAAAATGCCCAACGGTTGAAAGAATACGAGCAAATCCTTGTAATGACTCACCCAAAGAATACAAATCTATTTGATGTGAAGTTGCATCTAAACCATCAAATCTTAGTGTTAATCGTGCTATTTCTGAGGACATTCTTACGCCCCTTTAGTTTTAATAAGAAAATAAAATTTTCCCATGATGACTTATAGATTTACTGCCTCAATGTGAATAGTGCGGATAAATCTGCCAATGAATTGAGCGTTTTTACACACGTCATCGCTTATCTGTTCAGGTGGGTATATTTCATTGTCAGAAATCATACGATAGCCGCCACCGATCATCTTTTGAATACGTTTAATAAATAACGCACCGTCAATCGCAAAAGCGTATATACCATCGCCACTATAAGCATTTACTTTGGTATCAAGGAACACAATGTCGCCTTTTCTTATGGTTGGCTCCATACTGTCAGTTGGTACATTCACGAGACAAATACCATCTGATGACTTTTTACCTACCAACTGCGCCATTCCCTCGTCTGTTAAGTATAGGCTTGAAATAATCTCTGGATAGTCTGAATTCTCAAATCCTGTTAATCCTGCTGCTGCTCTCACATCGTAATAATCTATTCTATGTTTATGTAAAACACCGAATTCACCACTGATTAGATCGCCTTGTAGCTCTGATTGGATTGAATTTGGTTCTGCCACAATAGCATCTTCAAAATCCCCTCCATCTCTAAGCCACTTGTAATCAACACCAAGTAACTCGGCAATTTCCGTGAGGTTGCGTGGTTTTAACACCTTGTCATTAATAATATTTCCAATAGCCATTGTTGATGTGGCTAATTTTTCAGCCATAAGCTGTCTTGAAATTCCTTTTAAATCCATAACGTAGGCAATTCGTTTGCCTAGTGTATCTAGTGTGTTCATAAGTTCACCTCGATGTAGATTGTAAAAGTTTTCTTTATAAAGACAAGAAAATAAAACTTTACATTTAATAAAGTTTCGTTTATGATATACATAAAGTTAAATAAAGCAAGGTTTATTATGAACAAAGGAATTTTAAAAGCGATTAATAAATGCAATGGCCAAAAAGAGCTGGCTAAAAAGTGCGGCGTTACGCAAATGGCTGTTTCTTATTGGTTAAATAATAAAACTCAACCGTCAGCAGAGAAATTAGCTCTTATCGTTATTGCGTCAGATTTTACTGTTAAACCGTGGGAAATTATTCCAAGCAAAGCAATCAAACAGGTATTTACCAGAAATTAGGCGACAAAAAAAAGCCCCTGCTGTAACAGAGGCTTTGATTAAGTCGTATGTAATAACCTTTATCAGTCGGAGGACATCAAAAGATGAGTAAATTATCACCTAAATTTAATGAAAACGCAAATGAAAGTTCAAGCAAAACTCAAAAAGCGTTAATCCTTAAAGCCTTACAACAAGGCGACCGCTTAACTCACTTAGATGCGGAAAAACGTTTTAATTGCTTACGTCTTGGAGCAAGAATTTATGACCTAAAACAACAGGGTCACAAAATTGAAAAGCAAATGATAGTGGTGCCAAGTGGTAAATGCGTAGCTGAATATAGATTGGTGGCTTGATATGAACGAAATGAGCGAATTTGTGAGCGGACTGATTGAACAGGAAAAATGGAAAGCTTACGAGAATATCAAAGCAAGATTGAAAGCATTGGATTTAGACGAAGAAGAGTACATAACGGCATTAAGATTGGTGATTGAGGGGTTAGAGCTATGAGATTTAACACACACATAAATAACCAAAAAGCCATTGAATGGGGCTTAAATGCTAATCAAGCAGCATTGTTTGATTTGCTTAACCAATCTTCTTCTTGGGCCAAAGATGTAACCATTGACGGTCAAGTATTCTACTGGGTTTCAAGAAATCGAGTTATTGAAGAATTGCCTTTGTTTTATTCAAAAACTGACACGGTTTACCGTCACTTTGTTGAGTTAGCCAAAAAAGAATTAATTTCATACCAAAAACAAGGTGAAAAAGACTTAATTAAGCTAACCGAGAAAGGCAAAACTTGGAATGAATTTACAAAATCTAACTCGGAAATAGATCCGAATTTACTCGGAAATAAATCCGACACTCGGAAACAAATCCGAATTAGCTCGGAAATAGATCCGACAAATAATAATACTAATAATAATATTAATAATACCCCCTTTATCCCCCAAGGGGAAAATTTGCCAAAAGGCAAATCCGAAGAAAAAAAATCAAATCGTTCTGACAAAAAAATAAACTTTGAAAAAATCGCAGAACTTTGGAACGCAGAAAATGAAAACAACGACAGCCAATTGCCTTTTGTTGAAAAAGTAAACGATGAACGCAAAAGAGCAATTAAAAAATTCTTAGCGGAATTGAGAGAGCCAACACTTGAGTGTGTTGAGAAATATTTCAAAGCGTTCTTTGCCGCACTCAAACCGCATCATCTTGGTGAAAACGATAGAGGCTGGCGAGCAAACTTCGATTTTGCGATTAAACCAAAACAAGTATTAAGAGTTAGAGAGGGGGCATTGTAATGAGTTCCGAAGTTTTAAAAGTTATCCCATACGATTTAAGTGCAGAGCAAATGGTTCTCGGTGCGTTAATGTTAAGCGGCGTTAATGCGAAAACAGATGCAATCTTCTCAATGTTGAAACCAGAAAGCTTTTACACATTGGCACATCAACACATTTACGCAGAAATGAGAAGTCTTGCTCAAGCAAGCAAACCAATCGACATTTTAACGCTTGAACACGCTTTGAAATCAAAAGGCATTAGCGATGAAGTTGGTGGATTAGCTTACTTGGCAGAATTATCAAGCAATACCGCAAGCGCTGGTAACGTTAAAGCGTACGCTGAGATTGTTCGTTCTGAGGCTGTTAAACGCTTTACTCTTGGAAAATTACAAGATTGCGAAAGCTTAATCTTTGAGAAAAACGGTTTGCCGGTTGAAGAACGTTTAGAGGCTATCAGCCGATTAATGTCAGAAATCGCAGATTATTCCCGTGATGGTAAATCTCAAGGATTAAGACGAGGCCGAGATGTTGGTATGGATTGGGTAGGGGATTACCGCCTAAGAATGGAAAACCCAGATGCTGTTCGTGGTTTATCCACTGGACTTCTCGCACTTGATGGCTTGCTTGGCCCGAAAGGGTTGGTAAAACAATCATTAATCGCAGTTGGCGCACGACCTAAATGCGGCAAAACAGCGTTCTACGCAATGATGGCCGAAAACTGCATTTTAAATGAGAAAAAACCAGTATTGCTATTTAGCCTTGAAATGTCTGGCAAAGCAATCTTTGAACGAATGATCAGTAAACGTGCGAACGTAAACAGCAATGCGTTCTACGAAACACAAAACAATCCAGATGACTTTTATAACAAATATCACATTCACCCAGAAACATTTAATTCTAGAGTGTTAAGTGCGACTGAAGAATTAGTCCAAAATGACCTGTTATACATTGACGACACTCCAGCAGTATCAATGGCCCATATCAGAAACGAGTGCAGAAGAATTAAACGTGAACTTGGAACTATCGGCTTAATCGGTGTGGATTATTTAACTTTGATGAAAGCTGAAAAGGCAGAGCGTAACGATTTAGCTTACGGGCAAATCACGAAAGAATTAAAAAACCTCGCACGTGAAATGGATTGCGTTGTATTACTTTTAACTCAATTAAATCGTGGATTAGAAAATCGAACAGATAAACGACCACTACCAAGCGATAGCCGAGATACAGGACAGATTGAGCAAGAGTGCGATTATTGGTTCGGTTTACATAAAGAGAGTGTTTACAACGAACAGGCCGACCAATCATTAACAGAAATCCTTGTTAGATTAAATCGTCACGGTGGCACCGGTAAAGTTTATGTAGATCAGAAATTCGGTTCAATGTTCGAGTGTGACCAAATTGATGCAGAACGTAGATCTCAAATTGGCAAGAAAGAGCCAAGACAGCAGAGCTATAAAAAACACGACAAGGACGATTTTTAAGCGAGGCCGAAATGGAATTTGATTTTAAACCAATGTTTCTAGTCAATGAGGCAGTCCGCAGAAATGCAATGGAGTTAATCAGAAATTTACCAATCAACGAATTAAATCCGCTTGTTGTTGAAATCAAGGTTAAAACACGCTCAATGGAGCAGAACAATAAATTTCACGGAATGTTAGGTGATATTTCAAAGCAGGCAACTTGGCAAGGCGACAAGTACGATATTTACGGATGGAAAAACCTAATCGTAAGCGGCCATACAATCGCAACAAAACAACCATACAAGCTAGTTACTGGCATTGAGGGCGAATTGGTAAACGTTCGAGAAAGAACATCAAAAATGGGCGTTAAGAGAATGGCAAGCTTGATCGAATACACAACCGCTTGGGGTGTAGAGAACGGGGTTAAGTTTAACGACAAATGGGAGTTTTAAGCTATGAGAACGTTAATTTTTATTTTAATCATCATCGGGTGCTTTGCTATTGGATATTTATCAAATGGCACGCTTGGGGTTTTATCTTTGCTCTTGAGCTTTTCATCTTTTGTCATGGGTGTTGTTATTTGTGCTGATTTTTCATCGGAAAAGGCTTTAAGTAGCGAGCTTTTAAAATTTAAAAAGAAATACTACGAACTTAAATACGTTAAGGATAAAGTCGAATGAAAGAAGAAATAGCCTTAGCAGCAGTTCTCTTTGTGGTTGTATTTGTGATTATTTGTTTTATATGCGGAGCCGATGATGAATAACAAGGAATTATGGATTTTAATCGCTAGTTACACTTGCTTATGCCTAGTAGTAATCCTAATCACTGGTAAATGGTGGTAGATATGAGTAAACCTAAAGAAACTAAATGCAAAGTATGCGGTTGTTACTTTGTAAAAACTATCAGCTCAATGCAGAAAGTCTGCTCACCTAAATGTGCGATAGCGTTATCAAAAGAGCAGGCAAGAAAGAAACGAGAGAAACAAGATAAACAAGAGCGGTTAGAAACCAAGAAAAGAATGACCGCACTTAAACAAAAAATTAAAAGCCGCTCCGAGTGGTTAGATGATTTACAAAGCTGGGTGAATAAATTCATTCGCTTGAGAGATAAAGACGAGCCTTGTATATCTTGCGGTCGTTATCATCAAGGGCAATACCACGCAGGACACTATCGAAGTCGTGGAGCTTGTCCAGAGTTAAGATTTAACGAGGATAACATACACAAACAATGTGCGCCTTGTAACGACTGGAAGAGCGGAAACGCCATAGAGTACAGAATAAATCTAGTTAAAAAGATTGGTATTGAACGAGTGGAATATTTAGAACGACAAGACCATCCGCCATTAAAACTGACAATCGAAGAAATCAAAGAGCAAATTAAAATCTACAAGGCAAAAGTTAAGGAGCTTGAGAATGACTTATAGCGTTGAGCGTATCTTAGAGAAATGGGGAAACTGTTGGGGGCGTGACAGAATTGGCACAGAATATCCAAGCACTACAATTTCAATCCCTGTACTGCCAACTGCGAGAAAGGCTTACGTCAAGTTCTTGACAGATGATGAGTGTTTAAAAATCGAAAAGCAAATAATGAACCTACACGATGATGACTTATTGCAATATCAAATTCTAATGGCTCTATATATTCAACAAGCAAGCGAAAGAGAGATTTGTAACGCTCTTAATATCTCACCAGCCAAGATGTATCGGGAGCGTGCGCAAGGTATTAGATTTTTAAAAGGCGCTTTTGTTGCAGCTCAAATTAAATTTATGTTTTTAGGATAAATTAAATCTATATAGATTTTTTTATTTGAGAATTTGATAGGGCATCCTGAATTTGAGATGTAGATCACAAAGTTGAAATAAATTTGGCTGAAAATCTACATAAACAATTTTTGTTTCGTAGAATAGGCATTATCTTGTTAATCTTCCATTAGAAGAGAATCCACATGATTATTTACCCCAAATATCCGAATGATATTTATGAGTTGGAAAAGATCCAAAATCTTTTAGATAAAATTCCACTTTATGAGAATAAACTTCAATATTTAATCCATCTTATTGATCAGTTAATATCAAAAGTTGATAGAGACATGATTAACCCTTATCTATACCCAAAAGATATTGGTGATATAATAACAAAATCATTCTTTGTTGATATAGAAAATAAACCTCATTATAAGTCTGCTATTGATGTTTTCATTGACATAAGAAAATATGGAGTAGTGAAAAATAGGAATATTTCTTGTGAGATATGTGGAGAAAACAGAACTATTGATAAATGCCACATAGTACCAAGACGGCTAAAAGGGGCGGATCATGACAAGAATTATTTGTACCTTTGCCCAACTCACCATAGGTTATTTGATAGATTTATGTTATCAAAAGATGAATGGTGTAGAATTGATTGGTCTGACAAGTTCGAAATTTCACAGAAATATGCCCTTCTTACAATATACGAACTTCATTGTAGATTCTGGAATAACTGTAGCGAGCATACTAGACTTGAAGTCCCTGAAGATATCACTGAGGAATTTACTTTGTATCTTCTTGATATTGTATCTGAGTGTTTGCCGTTGGGAGTTGGCGTGTATGAAAAAAATTTTTTTTCATTACTAGAAGATGACTCCATCCCATTAATGAAGATTTTTATTAAGGTTTTAATAAAAAATAAAGTAATTTTTAAATTTAAAAATGGGAAGAAAAATATTCTTCTTCTACAAGAAGATCCTAAATTATTATTCCAACGCAACCCTAATTTTTTTTATATATAAAAGTATACAAAGAGATTGACAAATTATCACTTGGAAAGTAATACCCCATACAAGCAGATAAAACAACGTTGCGAGATGTAGAAAACATCATTTAAAAAGACCGCACTTTGGAAACATGGTACGTTTTTTTAAAAAAAGATAAAAAAACACTTGATTACTTGCAAGTAAAATTGTAGTATATAGTATAAGTTGCGGTTTTAGCGCATAGCGAACGCAAAATAAGTTTAGAAACAACCCTGATCGGAAACGGTCGGGGTTTTTTATTATCCAAACACCAAGCTCATGTTTATCGCATGAGCTTTTTTATTGCCCCGCAAACAAACAGCGAGGTGGAGTATGAGAATGTTAAAAGACGCGGGAAATCAAAGTATTTTTTGGTCTGGCTTTGGCGCATTCTGGGCAATGTATTCATTCCAAGAGTGGCTGGCTATTTTTGGTTTGATTATTGGTTTAATCAGTGGTCTCGTTAATATGTACGCTAAATGCCAAGAGGGCAAAGTAAGAGAGAACGAAGAGCGCAGAGCGGAAGAAATGCATCGGGCGAGAATGAAACTATTAGAACAGGGGCTTGATGATGGTGTTAGGGAAGACTAGAAAAGCGCTTGGTGCTTGTTCCGTTATTGCGGTTATCGGAATTATGTATTCTCAATTTGGCGGAGAGTTAAGATTAAGCCCTGCTGGAGCAGAGATAATCGGTAATGCAGAGGGTTGTATGGCTACCCCATATAAATGCCCTGCCGATGTATTGACTGTTGGTATTGGCTCAACAGAATACTCTGGACAAAAGATAGAGCCTAACAAGAAATACACAAATGAAGAAATCGCATACCGATGGAAAAACGATATTAAACTTGCCGAATCGTGCGTTGATAGATACGCCAATGGCAGAACACTACCACAATCTGTGTTTGATGCTATGGTATCTGTTACGTTTAATAATGGATGCGGTAATCTTAAAAATTCAACGATGTTTCGATTAGTGCGAAACGGTAATTATGTTGCTGGGTGTAATCAACTTTTACGCTGGGTCTATGCTGACGGACGAAAACTGCAAGGCTTGGTTAAGCGTAGAGAAAAGGAAAGAGCATTATGTTTAGCAGATTTAAAATCTACGCAATAGCAATCATCGCATTAACCATTTTGGGCTTGTGCGGTTGGATTTGGCACCAATCAAAGAATATACATGAACTAAGAGCCGAAAACCAAGTGCAAGCCCAAACCATTAAAAGCCAAGAGCAAGTAAACCAATCGCTAAAAGATACGATTGAAGTAGAACGCCAGGCGGTAGAGCAACAGAGAGTAATCCATGATGAAATCAAACAAGCAGCACAAGACAAAATTCAAGTTGTCAGAAAGATTATTAAATCACAGCCTTGTTATAACACTCGCATCTATGACGATGCTATTGAGCGGTTGCACTAACAAGGTAACAACCAAGACGGAATACATTTATCCGCCTCAGGCTTTCTTAGTGCCTTGTGTGAAAACTCCATTTATGGGTAACACATACGGGGAAGCGGTAGAGCATTTAATCACTGTGATAGCTGAGCGAGATATGTGTGCTAGTCAAATAACAAATATTAACAAGTGGATTGAATCTACAAGGGATAAGAAATGAAAATCGGTGATATTGTAAAACTCCGTAACGGAACATTGTGTGATGTAGTTTATGAAACGCAATTCGGTAAATGGTTATTGGTCGAAAAGACTGAAACAGAAGAGCCGCCATTTAGTCACTAGCATAATGCCAACGGTACATTCTACGCAGACGATGAAAGTCAGTTAGATGTAGTAGAAGTGATTAATCTCAATTAAATAAACCTATTAAAAGGATTTCCCTATGTCAGACGTGAAAGAGAAATCCACGTCTAAAGGCGTGGTGAAATTAACTGATAAGCAAAAGCGGTTTATTGAGGAATACCTAATAGACCTTAACGCAACTCAAGCGGCAATTAGAGCTGGTTATAGCGAGAGAACAGCGTATTCAATAGGTGAAGAAAACCTGAAGAAACCTGAAATAAAGCGTGCCATTGACGAGGCTCAATCAAATCGCTCAAGCAGGGTGCAGATAACTCAAGATGATGTTATTCGTATGTTGATTGAAAACATTGAGAAGTCATCCGGCACAAAGCAGGTAGTTATCACTCAAACACGAAAATCAGAAGATGGTGAGTTCGTTGGTGATGATGTTGCTCAATTTGTCTATGAGCCATCTAGTGTAAATAAAGCCCTTGAGCTTTTAGGTAAGCACTTAGGGATGTTTAAAGATAAATTAGACGTAACCACTGGCGATAAACCACTTCCGACAGTAATCAATGTGACGTTTAGCGATGAGCCTTGATATTAAATTTCCGACAAAGTTCCGAGCATTATTTGAAGATATGTGGCGCTTTATCATCTTCTATGGTGGTCGTGGTTCAGGCAAGAGCTTTAATATAGCGAGAGCGTTGATTATTAGAGCTTACCATAATCCAACACGAGTGCTTTGTTGCCGTGAAATTCAGAAATCCATATCTGATTCCGTTATTCAGATGTTGATTGATCAGATAGAGAGATTGGAGCTTCAAAACTTCTTTGAGGTGCAGAAAACTCAAATTATCGGTCAAAATGGTTCAAGATTTACATTCGCAGGACTTAAAACAAATATCACATCAATCAAATCAATGACAGGTATTGATGTTGTTTGGGTTGAAGAGGGTGAGAACGTATCGAAAGAAAGTTGGGATGTATTAATTCCGACTATTCGAGAAGATAAATCACAAATTATTGTGAGCTTTAACCCTAAAAACATTTTAGACGACACTTATCAGCGATTTGTAATCAACCCGCCAGAAAGATGCTCTTCTGTGTTGGTTAATTGGCAAGATAATCCGTATTTTCCAAAAGAATTGATGGAAGATATGGAGCAAATGCGAGAACGTGACTACGAGCTTTACAGGCACGTTTACGAGGGTGAGCCAGTAGCTGATTCAGATATGGCAATTATTAAGCCTTTATGGATTGATGCGGCAGTAGATGCCCATATTAAACTAGGCTTTACTGGTAAAGGATTGAAAAAGGTTGGTTTTGACGTAGCAGATGAGGGCGTGGATAGTAACGCAAATGCGTTTGTACACGGTTCAGTCGTTCTTGATGTTGATGTTTGGAAAAATGGCGATGTCATTGATTCAGCCAATCGAACAAATCAAAGTGCGGTTAATTTTGGTGCGGATTTGATTATCTTCGATAGTATCGGGGTTGGTGCCGGTGTAAAGGCTCACTTCAAACGATTACCTAAAACCATTCAAGTTGAAGGTTTTAATGCTGGTGGAGCTGTAGCTTATCCAGAACGTGAATATATCAAAGGTAAGAAAAACCAAGATATGTTCTCGAATATCAAAGCTCAATCGTGGTGGTCGTTGCGTGATAGATTTTATAAAACATATCGAGCAATCAAACACGGTGATGTTTATCCTGATGACGAATTGATAAGCCTATCAAGCGGCATTAAAGAGCTTGAATATCTTAAGGCTGAATTATCTCGCCCTAGAGTTGATTACGACAACAACGGACGGGTTAAAGTCGAAAGTAAAAAGGATATGCGAAAACGTGGTATACCGTCACCAAACATGGCTGATGCGTTAGTAATGTGTTACGCACCAACAAAACCAAAATCATTATTGGATTTATAAATATGAAATTTTTTGACGGAATAGCATCGTTAGCGTTAAAGCTTGGATTAAAGCAAGAGCAGACTAATTATGTCGCTAGCTCAATGCTAACTGAGAAGCGTGACGAATTAGAAGCCTTGTGGCGTGAGAACTGGATTGCAAATAAAATCTGTATCAAACGTCCAGAAGATATGACGAGAGCGTGGCGTGATGTATTCTCTAATGACCTTGATTCAGAACAATTAGATGCTTTCACTAAATACGAACGAAGAATTAAACTTCGTGAAACGCTAACTAAGGCGTTGCAGTGGTCAAGTCTTTATGGTTCGGTTGGTTTATTAATTGTCACCGATGCAACAAATTTAAACACGCCATTAAGACCGACTGAAAAGCTAAAACGATTGATTATATTGCCTAAGTGGAAAATTGGCACAACAGGCGAAAGAGAAGCGAATATAACAGATGCTAATTTCGGTAAATATAAAGCCTATTCAATCAGTGGCGATGATAAGCCTCTAATTGTTCATCATTCAAGATTACTGATTATGAACGCTAACGATGCTCCGTTATCTGATAACGGTATTTGGGGCATCTCTGACTTAGAGAAGATTATTGATGCGCTAAAACGCTTTGATATTGCTTCCGCTAACGTTGGCGACCTTATTTTTGAAAGCAAGATTGATATTTTCAAGATTGATGGATTAACCGACAAGATTGCAAGTGGTTTTGAAAATGAAGTTGCAAATATCATCGGTGCGGTACAGGCGATTAAATCATCGACTAATAGCCTATTACTGGATAAAGAAAACGAGTACGACCGCAAAGAACTCTCGTTTGGTGGATTGAAAGACCTTATCACCGAGTTTCGTAATGCGGTAGCTGGTGCAGCAGATATGCCAGTTACAATCTTATTCGGTCAATCTGTTTCTGGTTTAGCGAGTGGCGATGAAGATATTCAAAACTATCACGAATCAATTCACCGCTTGCAAGAGGCGAGATTAAGACCTGTTTTAGAGGTTATTGATAGCTTAATTTGTAGTGAATTGTTTGGTAAACAGCCTGATGATTGGTGGTTTGAATTCTTGCCTTTAACCGTTGTTAAGCAAGAGCAACAAATCAATATGCTTAACACATTCGCAACGGCAACCAATACGCTAATTCAGAATGGTATCGTAACAGAACAGCAAGTAGCTAACGAATTACGAGAAAGCGGTTTATTTGCCAATATCTCAGCCGATGACATTGAGGACATGAATAATGCTGATGAACTTGCCAGAGATTTTAAAGAACCAAAAGACGAAAGCGAAGAAGTTCAAAACGCTGAAAGTGAGCAAGAGAACGGAGCTATGGTATAGAACCGAACTTAAGCGACAAGTCAAAGAAATGACTGATACTATTGAAAGAGCCTTAGAGAAACCTAATGGCTCTTTTTTTATGGATGATTTCAGCGGATTTCTTGCTGTTGGCGTTAAAACTCTACTTAAAGTATTGGAACGCTTTGAGAATAAAGATCATTCGGCAGATGATGAAAAAATCGCACATGGCTTTATTAATCGAGGGAATATCCAAAACCAACAAGAAGTATCAAAGAACTTAAAAAATCAGACTGGGATTGATTTGAGTGCATATTTAGGCAACAGCCCACGCATAGCCGAAAAAGTTAATGCGATGACAACTGCCAATGTTCAATTAATCAAGTCTATTCGCTCCCAATACCTTGATAAAGTGCAAAATGCAGTCACGCAAGCAGTAGTGAATGGAACGCTAAATAAAGACTTGGTGCAACAGATTAAAGACATCGGGAAAACAACAGAAAAGAGAGCAATATTTATTGCTCGAGACCAGTCTTCAAAACTTAATGCAGCATTAACGCAAGCAAGGCATGAAGATGTTGGGATTACAAAATACACTTGGAGCACATCGGGCGATGAGCGAGTGCGTGAAAGCCACGCAGAAAAAGACGGTCAAGTCTTTGAATACGCTAATCCGCCAGCAGATACAGGACACCCTGGACATGATTTTAACTGCAGATGCGTTCAAATTCCGTATCTTGGCGATGTGCTTAAATCAAAATAATTTGAATGAGGTGTAAATGCAATTTACAGACAAAACAGCGCAAGCAAAAACACAGCGGATTATCACTAAAGACGGCTTTTTAGTCGTTCCTGCGACAATTTCTAAAGTCGGTGTTTTTGACTATCTAGAATCAGAGCTTGGATTAAAAGGCGATGGCGTGAAGAAAGTGGCGAGAACAGAGAAATCGCTATTTTCTGACGAAACCATTAAGAGCTTTGAAAACGCAACACTAACAATCGGACACCCAGAACAAAGCGTAAATGCTAAGAACTGGAAAGAGTTATCTGTTGGCGTTGTGAGAAATGTTAAGCGAGTAGGCGATGAGCTAACTGCTGAAGCTTGGATTTATGACGAACAGGCCATTAAAACCGTACAAGAACACGGTGTAGAGCAATTATCTTGTGGCTATGACTGTAACATTATCCAGTCAAGCGTTAAAGATGCAGATTTTGAGATGTCTCCGATGATCGGAAACCACGTAGCGATTGTGGCAAAGGGTCGCTGCGGTGGAACTGTAAAACTTGCCGATGAGGAAAAGACCGTTATGGGAAAAACCGCTAAATTCCTCGATGCGTTTTTAGGTGCATTCGGCATCAAATTGTCCGATGAACAGAAAAAACAAATCGAAGAAGATGAAGAAACTGGCAAAGATGGTGAGAAAGCTCCAAAAGCTGAAAAACCAACCGAGCCAAAAGAAAAACAATCTGAACCCGAAGATAAAAAGGAAGAAGAAGTGAACAAAGAAGAGTTTGAAAAACAACTTAAAGCCAAAGATGAGGAAATTCAAGCATTGAAAGATGCACAGGCAAAACGTGATGCAGAATTAGCACAAGCGGCAATGTTAGCTGATGCGCAATCTGTATTCAAAGACGTGAAATTCGCAGATAAAGCAAGCGTTCGTGAAATCCAAGAGAGCGTGATTGTTGCTCAAGGTATCTTCACAAAAGATGCTGCGGCTAAATTATCAGATGCTGAAATTTCTGGTGCGTATCAAGTAGCTAAAGCGGTTACTGCTAAATTGGCTGATGAACGTAAATCTTTAGGTAATATCTTATTAGGCGATGCGAAAACTGAAACCGCACCTAAATTAGACTTCAACAAAACTTACAATCAATAGGGGTAATGAATAATGGGTTACGCTTACGAACAAGCTCCAGCAAAAGCTGGTGAATTAGGCAAAGGCAACTTTGCGAGTGCGAAAACAAGTGCGGAAAAAGTTACCGGTAAAGTAAAAGCTGGTGATTTTGTAGCATTAAATCCTGAGGGTGGTGTAAAAGCGTTAGCAGCTAAAACTGATGTGTTAGCCGGCGTGGTATTTGCAAGCACTATCCATGATGAATGGAATGATGGCGAGCTTTGCGATGTAATGCATATTGCAGCAGGCGATGCGGTATGGGTAAACGTTGCAACTGGTAAAACTGTTACACGTGGCAAAAAAGTCTATGTATTAGCCGCAGGTGGTGACGGTAAAACTGGTGCAATTCAAGGTGAGACCGATGCAAACGGAATCGAAACACCATACACTGTAATTGATGTTAAAGGTCAATTAGCGTTGATTTCTAAATTATAAGGGGCTAAATAGATGTCTTTATTAACTTATGTACAAAACGGTTTAACTGCGGTAAGCAAAGAAATCGCAGAAACTAAATATCCAGAAATCGTATTCCCACAATTCGTTTTCGTTGATCAACAAACAGCTGTGGGCATTACTGAAAAACTACACTACGGTGCAGATGAACACGGTTCTTTAGATGATGGCTTAATCACCACTGGCACTAGCACTTTAGACCAAGTGGAAGTTGGTTTCACACCTAAACGCTCTTACATTGTGCCATGGGCTAAATCTGTTACATGGACTAAACCAGAGTTAGAGCAAGGTCAATTATTAGGTTTAAAACTCGATACAGCGAAAATCATGGCGTTAAACAAAAACGCACAACAAACTTTACAAAAAGTTGCGTTCTTAGGCCACGCCAAAGATGGTCGCTTAACTGGTTTATTAAACTCAAAAGATGTTGCAGTTCACACCTTAAAAGGTGCAGCAAAAAATACCAAAGTTCAAGAAATGGACTTCGACAAAGCAGTGGCATTCTTCAAAGAAATGTTCTTAGCTGGTTTAGAGCGTACAAAACGCATCGAAGCACCAAACACATTCGCTATTGATGCGTTAGATTTAGCTCATCTTGCTTTAACTCAACGAGCCAACACTGATACAACTGCGTTAGAGTTCTTAACTAAGAGCTTATCTGCTGCGGCTGGTCGTGAAGTGGCTATCAAAGCGTTACCGTCTAACTTCGGTTCACGAGTAACAGATGGCAAAACACGTGCGATTGTTTATGTAAACAGCAAAGAACACGTAATCTTTGATGTGCCGATGACTCCAACTGTGTTAGAGGCTCAACCTAAAGGGTTGTTAGCTTACGAGTCAGGCTTACGCATGGCATTCGGTGGCGTAACCTTTATCGAGCCAGAATCTGCTCTTTATGTAGATTACTAGGAGGAATAAATGCCAACAATAGACGATTTTCGTGAACGTTATCCAGAATTTAAAGAGGTCGATGGTTTCCGCATTGACCTTTTTTTATTGGATGCACAGCAAGAAATCAGCCAAGCACGATGGGGGCGACTTTTCGAGCGTGGAGTGTTGGCATTAGCTGCTCATTTGCTCCGTCTTTCTCTTTGGGCAACAGAGGGGAACGGTGGGGCAAATCGCAATGTAGCGAGCGAGTCGGCAGGGGAGCTTTCTGTCGGCTATGCTACACCGACAATCACTGGTACAGATGCAGATTATCAATTAACTGCATACGGTCAAGAGTACTTACGATTGCGTAAGCTCGTTGGGATAGGTGTGATGGTGGCTTAATGACTGTTCAAGTTACAGGTAATCTTGCGAAATTTAAACAGCTTATCGAGCAAATAAAAGCAAGTGGCGAAAAGGCTGTGTATGTTGGCTTTCCCGCTGAGTTTAATGAGAAAGTAGAGGGTTCAGATAATTTTAATCTAGCCTCTTTAGCTGCGGTGTTGGAGTTCGGGAATGAACGGATTCCATCTCGCCCGTTTCTTCGTCAGACACTGGCGGAAAATCAAGAGAAGTACACAGCGTTATTTGTGAAACTGTTTGAAAGTAGTGTTTCAATAGACCAAATCTATGAACAAATCGCTTTAATTGCTCAAGGTGATGTGCAGCAGAATATTGTTAATGGAAAATGGACTGCAAACGCACCAAGCACAATTAAACGCAAGAAATCAAGCAAGCCGCTTATTGACACAGGCAAGCTGCGGCAATCTGTAAAAGGTATCGTCAAATGAGCTTAATTAATCAATTCCCTCGCTTTTCAAATAGTAAATTTAGCCAGAAAGTAGTCGTAAAACATCTACAAGGCGAACATTCAGCTATTGACTATAAAGCGAAGTATATTGAAGAGAAAATCACTGCAATAGTGATGCCAACATCGCCTAACGATGTTCAATTCTTGCCTGAGGGTGAGCGGTTTCTGCCAAGTATTAAAATCTACACTGTTAAGCCTTTGAAGATAGGTGATTTAGTAGATTATCTTGGTGAAACTTACAAAATCAAAACAGTGGGTAATTGGAAAGACTATGGATACTACAACAATATCGGCATTCGACATAGCCAAACTGCGAAAGTGGATTCAAGAGGCTTTGAAGTTACCTAAAGAGGCTGTAATCGGTGGCTGGTTGCCAGAAAATCCCCTGCCTGCATTTATTACGATGGATGTATTAAATACCAATGAAATAGGGCAGGCGACACGAGAATTTGACGGTAAGCGAGAGCGTATTAGACAGTCAATGCAAAGCACTGTTAGCGTTTCTTGTTTCGGTAAAAATTCACTCGCTCAAAGCTACAAATTAAAAGCTATTTTCCAAAGTTCAGCGTTTCTTTCCTTTCTTAAATCAAACCATTGGGGCGTTATCCGCTTTTCAGATGTTCGCAACCTAACCGCAACGGTTGGGGCAGACTATGAAGAGCGTGGACAGTTTGATGTGATATTTAGTCACCATCATATTGTAGATACTCCGTTAGATCCGATTGAGAGAGTTGAGCAACGGACGAATAACAAATCACAAGATATAGGAGCATAAGCCAAATGGCATTATCAATCTCTAATATTGTAAACGTGCAATTAAACACAGTTCCGAAGTCTGCTGCTCGCAAATCTTTCGGTACAGTTGCACTTTTCACACCGGAGGCAGGTCAAGCATTTAATGATGCGACTACACGTTATGTGTATGTTGAAAGTCAAAAAGATGTTGAGGCTCTCTTTGGTACAAATTCAGAAACAGCAAAAGCGGCTCAACCGTTCTTTGCTCAAAGTCCACGTGCGAAACAATTAATCATTGCACGCTGGCAAAAAGAACAAGCAACCATTGCAGCAACTAAAAACGCTTTACGTGGTGCGACATTATCAGATGATTTAGAAACCTTTAAATCAATCACTAACGGCCGCTTCGCTATTACAGTTGGTTCAAATGTTAAGGTTGTAGATGGTTTGGACTTTTCTCGCTCTGCTGACTTTAATGCGGTGGCGACCAAAATTAAAGAAAAATTAACCACATTACAAGTTGCTGCTGATGTGACTTATGACGAAACAGGCAATCGCTTTATTATCTCCGCCAGTACAGCAGGTGAAAACGCTGAAACATTAATCTATTACGCAACAAAAAATGATGGAGCGGGTGATTATGTTGGCTGGCTATTAAAGCTCGAAGATGGTCAAGCGACACGAGTCATTGGTAAAAACCAAGTTCAAGTTAAAGCCGAGAAAGTAGAAGAGGCATTATTCAATGTTTCAGAAGTAGAAAATAGCTGGTACGGTTTCACTTTCGCAGCACAATTAACTGATTCTCAAATCGAGGCGGCTGCTAAATACGCTCAAGCTAATGACAAGCTATTCGGCGCTAGCGTAATCAAGACTGAGCATATTGAATGGTCAGCATCTAACGTATTTAAAAAATTGTATGACGCTCAATTAGACCATACTTTAGCAATCTTCGACAAAAACGATTTATACCCAGCATCTTCTGCGTTGGCTCGTTTATTATCTGTAAACTTTGCGGCTAACAACTCAACGCTTACACTTAAGTTTAAACAACAACCAACAATCACAGCAGATGAAATCACTGCGACAGAATTCGCAAAAGCAAAACGCTTAGGGATTAACGTTTACACTTATTTTGATGATGCCGCAATGATTGCTGAGGGTACAGTAATCGGTGGTAAATTCGCTGATGAAATCGTTATCCTTGACTGGTTTAAAGATGCGGTACAAAAAGAAGTATTTGCTCGTTTATACAAATCACCGACTAAAATTCCTTTAACCGACAAAGGTCAAGCAATCTTAATCTCTGCGGTTGAGAAAGTTTGCTTAGAGGGTATCAATAACGGTGCTTTCGCTCCTGGTAAATGGACTGGTGATAGTTTCGGTAATCTGAAAACAGGCGACTACTTGGAGAAAGGTTATTACATCTGGGCGGCTCCAATGGATACGCTTTCAGATAGCGACCGTGAGCAACGTAGAGCAACACCAATTCAGGTGGCTGTGAAGTTAGCTGGTGCAATCCATTCAAGCGATGTGATTGTGAACTACAACCGATAATTAATAGGGCTGGATAATCCAGCCTTTTCTTTTTAAGAGGAAATATAAATGGCAGTTTTCGATCCAAAACAAGTAGTAGTACTTCTTGACGGTAAAGAAATCTCTGATTGGGCTGACGGTTCAGATGTAATCAGTGCAGCAAATCAAGTTGATGCTGGTCAGTTGGTTATCGGTGCGAACGGTACAGGAGTATTCATCGCTAATCCAGATAATTCAGGCAAGCTAACACTTAAAATCAAACAGCATTCTGCGGATAACGCTTACTTATCTAAGCTGTTCAATCAGCAAAAATCAAGCATTAAAACATTCTTACCTATTACTTTATCAATTCGTGACCTAATTAACGATGATGTAGTGACAGCAAGCAAAGGTTATTTTACTACTCCAGCACAATACGTTCGTGGTAACGGTCATAATGCCGAAACTTGGACGATCGTTTTTGAACAAATGACAATGAACTTAGAAAAAGGCGTTGAATAATGGAACAGGTTAAGCAATTCACTATCGAAGATGTGACTTACACAATGACACCAGCTAATGCGATGGCCGCGTGGACTGCGTTAAAAAATGCGATGAAGTTACTTCAATCAGTTGATTTATCCGCTCTAGGCGATAGCAAAAAGCTAGGTGCAGGCATTTTAACGACTGTATTGGCTAATTTAGGCGAACCAAGCGTGAAAGAGTTAGAAAATATCGTATTAACTCACACAGCTTGCGAGCAAGACGGTCAAAAATACCGTTTATCAGAACGTTTTGATAGTCATTTTAATAAACACCGTGGGCATTTAATCACCGTTTTAAAAGAGGGGTTAACCTATCAATTCGCTGATTTTTTTATCGGTGGGGGTGGATTGCTAGCCAATATTCAGGGCAAACTCAAAGCGTAGAAAGCCAATCAGAAAATAGAGTTGATTGGTTTGTTTTTACGCCAATAGTTAAAAAGTTCTGTACATTGCACGAATTAAGATCTGTTTATTCAATAGCAGATCTTCTTTCTTTCCACGAGGTAATAGTGGAATTAAATCAAATGGAGCAAAGCAAAGATGCTATTAGATGAGTTACTGATAAAAATCGGGCTTGATACCGATAGCCAAGCGATGCAGGAGTTTGATCAGTTCCTTGATGATGTTGGCAAAGGTGCAGAGAAAGCTGTAAACGAGCTTGACGGGCTATCTCAAGCGATTGATAACACTGTTGACACCAACAAGGTGAAAGATGGCGCCGATGCGGTAGATAACTTAAAAGGCAATATCAATAATCTTTGGGCGACAAAGTTTGGTGCTGATGGACTTGCTAAAAAATTCGAATCACTTGGCTTGGTCATTAACAAAACTGCGATTGCAGTAGTGGCATTTGGTGCAGCTTTCTACGGTGCAACGGTAGGTGTTAAAAACTTCGTAGATGGAAACCTTGATGCGTTAGACGAGATTAAACAGCTATCTAACGTTACAGGCGAAGCAGCGGATAAAATATATCTGTTAGGCAAGGTCGCAGAAGTAAATGGTTCATCTGCTCAAGCGGCTCAATCATCAATCGAGGGATTATCTCGAACAATCGGTGAGGCTGCAGCTGGAATTGGTCGTGGTGCTAAGACTTTTGAGCAGTACGGATTAAGCGCTAAGAAAGCCAATGGCGAAATAAAATCATCTAGTGAGCTATTCGGTGAAATATCCGAAAAAATGCAACAGATGAGCGACCAAGAGCAAATAGCAATGCTTGCGAAGTTAGGCATTGATGGCTCAATGATTCAAACGCTCCGATTAGGTAACGATGAATTAGCTGAACAGATTGCTCTAGCAGAAGCCTTAACGCTTGGTGTTGGCAATGCAGAAAATGCAGAGAAAGCGGCAGCATTTAAAGATGCTTTAACGCAAGTTTCTCAAGTGTTTATTGCTATCGGTGAATATGTTTCATTGCGTATATCGCCATCAATCCAGCGATTAGCTGAACGCTTTACAAAATGGTTTGCTGAGAATAATAACTTCATCAAGGCGATTTTAAATGGGCTTGGTCGAGTGTTCTCGTTCTTGTTTGAATTGGCTGGTGCGATAGATAACATCATCGAAAGCACGGTAGGTTGGAAAGCTGTGATTATCACGCTTGGCGGCTTGTTACTGTGGTTTAGCCGAAGAATGTTGTTAGCCTTTGCGACAAATCCAATCACCTTAGCGATTGCGGCTATAGCTGGATTAATCCTAATCATTGATGACTTTATTACATGGTTACAGGGTGGTGACGCTGAATTTGCTGATTTTTATCAGTCATGTGCTGACGGGTTGCAGTGGATTGAAGATAAATGGGGCGAGCTTTCAGACTGGATTAAAGAAAAATGGGGCGAGCTTTCAGACTGGATTAAAGAAAAATGGGGCGAGGCTATCGCTTTGGTAACAAGTAAATGGAATGTCTTTACTGCAACGTTCAGCATAGACAATCTTAAAAAAGTATTCGAAAGCGTTAAACAAACCATTATTGATAAGTTTAAGGCTGCGTTTGGTTGGGCTATCGACCTATGGAATAGTATCGTGGCTAAGATTGGCGGTGAGCCGATTAATATCCAAGCTAATGTGTCTGCTCAAGGCGTGCGACAAGCTGGATTAGGCGTGGCAGATTTAGCCTTAAATGCAGGTGTTTACGCAAAAGCCTCCGAGGTTTCTGCTGGTGGTGTAGGCGGCGTTTCTAACTCTGATAACAGTGTTAAGAATAGCAACAATAAAATCACCATTACACAGCATATTCAAGGCGTAGATAATCCTAAGGCTGTAGCTGACCAATCAGCACGAGCAATCAATAACCAACTTTCACCAGTTATAGGATAGTAAAGCATGTTTAATTTTGCTCAAGTATCAAGCAGAAGCATAGGCACGATAACATTTGATGTGGTTACAACGGAAGATCACCAATCAGACCTTTCAATCACAGAAAATCCAATCGAGTCAGGTGCAGCAATAGCCGACCACGCTGTAGTTCAACCGAAACAGGTTACGATTAACGGGATTATGGTTGACCACGACCATGGAACGTTCGGTATTAATTCGCCTTACATTGGCAATATCCGTGGTGTGGTTGATTTTCTAAATAACTTTCCGTTCCCCGTTCCCGTAATAACTCAAACATCTCAAACAATCGCAAGAGCTGGGCGAGTTATCAGTCAAGCGGCAGGCGTTTACAGCCAAGTAAAAAGCGTAGCAAATCAGGTGCGAGCAATTGCACCTTTTTTGCCAGATTTCGGACTTGGCGGCTTGTTAGATAGCGGAGTGGGCGACAGCCGAGTACAAAAATGTTATGCGGATTTAATCGCTTGCCAAAAATCGGGTGAGACAATCGAGATACAGACAGGAATTCATCTATATAAAGATATGATGATTCAGTCTATATCGGTTAATCAATCGCAAGATGGCAGTGCAACATTTACGATAACCGCAAGAGAAATCTTTATCGTGAACACTCAAACCACACAATCTAGCGGAAGCTCAAACGGTAAAGGTGGAAATAAAACATCAACCATCGGCAAAACAAAAAGCGGTCGTGCTGCGGTGCAATCAGCATCGAAAACACAGCAAGGCACAACAAGACCGGCTAACGCAGAGCCAAGAAAAACCTCAGCATTAAAAAACATTCTCTCATAGGTGACTAAGATGCAAAGAATACCAGTTACACAGTCGCCATACCAAGAGCAGACATTTGAGTTTAATGGTCGGAAAATCCGCTTAACACTGAGATTTAATAGTGTAGGCAATTTTTGGGTGATGGATGTTTACGAACCAGTCACCCAAAGACAAATCTGCCAAGGTCAGGCGTTAGCTTGCGGAGTGCCTATTCTGTTACGTTCTGTTCAGCCTTACTTTTTCTATATGGAAGATGAGAGCAGTGCAGATTTGGATGTGATGACAGCAGACGACTTAGGCACTAGATGCTTTCTGTACATCGGGGCTAAATAATGAAACAGTTCGGCAGACAATGGAAATTAGATATTAGCAACGAACAAGAAACGCTAAGTATCACACAATTAAGGGTTGCGTTTGAGATTGATAAAACAATCAACGAAAAACCAAATCCAGCAAAAATCCAAGTTTGGAACTTAAACCGAGACCATATCAACCAATTATTAAGCCAAGATTACAAGAAAGCCGCTCTATCAGTAGGTTATAACGAATTAAGACAGATTTATTCAGGCGATATTACAAAAGTTAGAATTCAGCGAGACGGATTAGACTTTGTTTTAACGCTTGAATGTTCTGATGGTCATGTAGCCTATACGCAGTCAAGAGCTAAGACAACGCTTAAAGCTGGTGCAACCGATAAGCAAATAGTCGAAGAAATACAAAAGACAATGCCAAAGGTGCAAGCTGGAGCGATGGATATACCTAACCAGCGTAAATTGCCACGAGGTAGAGTGTTAAATGGCAATAGTCGAGATATTTTAACCAAAGTGGCAAGAAATAACGGTGCAGATTGGTCAATTCAGGACGGTTCTTTAATCTTTCTACCAAAAGACAAGGTGTTAAACGATGAGGCTGTCCTAATCTCGCAAGAAACAGGAATGATTAATGCACCAGAGCAAACCGATGACGGATTAGAAATAACCTGTCTATTAAATCCAGCCTTACAAATTGGCGGATTGGTGAAAGTTGAGTCAATCATCGAATATTTTAACGGTGAGTACAAAGTAATAAAACTTGCTCACTCAGGCGATGGATTAGGTGGCGACTGGCAAAGCAAAATGACGGTGGTCGGTGGTAAATTCCAAAAGGTCGAAAGCGAGAATAGTAATTCAAAATCTGATACGAAAGGCAAGGATAAGAAAAAATGAACTATCAACAATCACTAGCCACGCCAGAAACCGCAACAGACCAACAAATCCAACAAAATCAGTTAAATCTACACACCGCATTGCCTGCTAAGGTTGTGAGCTTTGATTCAAGCAAACAAACGGTAACGCTTGCGGTTCAAGTAAAAATGCAACTGGCAGACGGTAACGGTGCGGATATTCCTCCATTGGTTGATGTTCCAGTTAGTTTCCCTAGAGGTGGCGGATTTGCTGTTACCTTTCCACTAAAAGCAGGTGATGAGGGAATTGCGATATTCTCTGAACGTTGCATAGATGGTTGGTGGCAAAATGGTAACGCCTCAACACCTTTAGACTTTAGGCTACACGATTTATCTGATGCAATGTTTATTCCTGGTGTTTGCTCTGTTCCTAAAGCTATCAAAGGCTTTTTCAATGATGGGCTTTCAATGCAGACATTGGACGGTGGAACGTACATTCGCATAAAGAATGGCACAATCCAAATCAAGGGAAACATTGAGCATCAAGGCGATGTAAATCATAAAGGGAACACTACACAAACAGGCTCACATAGTTCTACTGGTTTAATCTCAAGTAAAACAGATGTTTCTGCTGGTGGAATTTCAGGCAAAACACACAAACACGCTGGTGATAGTGGCGGTAAAACAGGAGCTCCAGAATGACGGTAAAAGTTAGACGACTGGATAAGAATCATGACTGGACTTTCGGGCAAGGTTTCGCAAATTACGCTATTGAGTCAGAGGCGATTGCTCAAAACGTTCAAACTAGACTTTGGTCATTTACGAATGACTGGTTTTTAGATTTAGAACACGGTTTGCCATGGTTAGAGCAGATGGGGCGAAATGTGGATTTAGGTGATTGGGAAATTAGGATTAAAAAGCACGTTCTACAAACTTACGGAGTTTCTAAGATTACCAGTTATGAGTCAAATTTAGATCCAAATACACGCAAATTAGTAATTGATATTACATACCAAGACATTTACGGTGCGGAAAACTCCGCTAGTTATCGTTCATAAGGGGAATTATGGCAACACTAACAGAAGCAGGAATCCAAATTGAACGCCTAGGCGACATTGTTAAGCGTTTTGAGGATAGCTTTAAACAAATCTACGGTCAGAATATCGACCTATCGCCAAATACGCCAGACGGTCAAATGGTGGGGATTTTGGCTCAAATCAAGATGGATATCGAGGAACTTGCTGAGAACGTTTACCGTCAATTAGATCCCGATGTCGCTACTGGAGCATGGTTAGAGCAGAGAGTGGCTTACGCTGGATTAATGCGAAGAGGGGCAAGTCACAGCTATTTACGCTCAGTCATTCTTACCGGTGAGCCAAATACTCAACTCTATGCAGGAATTGTAGTATCAGACCAAAATAAGGTTCGATGGGTACTAACATCAGACATTCAGCTAGATAGTAACGGGTCAGGGCGAGCGGATTTCAGAAGTGAGCAGCTTGGGAGTTTTAACCTTGCCAAAAATACAACGCTAACTATTGAAACTGTAACACTTGGTTTGACAAATGCAGTTACTTTTGAAAATGCAGAGGTTGGCGAAGAAGAAGAAACCGACACGCAATTACGTGAACGTTTTTTATTTAGTCGAACAAAGAACGCACAGAATTCAGCAGAAGCAATCACTGCGAAAATAGCAGCATTGCCAGATGTAAAACAGGTTCGAGTGCTTGAGAATAATACCGCTCAACGTGATGCGTTTGGCGTAGATCCGCATTCAATTGATGTCATCGTTTATGGTGGCAATGATGAAGAAATCGCTAATGTCATCTATCAAAATAAAGGTGCTGGCGTTGGGTTGCAGGGTAACACTCTAACAAACCTTAAGAAAGATGGCGAAACGAGACCAATTAGATTTGACAAAGTCTCATTGGTTGACATTCAAGTATCAATGCGATGCGTGCGTTATGAAGATTTTACAGAGATTGACAAAGATCAGATTAAGAAACTCTTAGCTAATCAAGTTTTCAAGATTGGTCAAACCGTTTCTTTATCTCGTCTATATTCACCAATCAACCAAGTAGGTGGTTTCTGGGTTAAAGAATTGAAAATCGCACGGAAAGGTCAGCAGTTAAAAGCCGAGAACGTAACATTGCAGCCGAGAGACTTGGCGAGAATAATGGAAAGCGACATCGTAATCGAGGTGGAATAATGGCTTATTCAGATTTGCTTATATGGCAGTATCAGGGCAAGCCTAAAGCTCTAGCCACAATCAAAATGATTGAAGATGAATTTGCTCAAAGTTTTATTGATTTATATCAAATTCAAAACACCTTAAGCATTGAAACAGCAACTGGCGACCAGTTGGATTTGGTTGGTAAACACGTTGGACAATCAAGAATTGTTAATGGCTATACTTTGAGACAGTTTTTCGGATTTAAAAATGCGAAAAATGCACTTGGATTTAGTAAAGGGCTTAATGGCGGTGGGCAATGGTATAGGTTGAGAGACCCGTTAGCTGATTCTGTTAGATTATCTGACGAGGATTACCGATTCTTAATAAAGTGCAGAATCATTAAAAATTATCAAGTCGGCACGATCCCAAACATTATTGAGGCGTGCCGATTTGTTTTTGGTGACGGATGCACGGTAAAAGACAATTTAAATATGACGGTTACTGTTTCGGTTGTTGGTAGATATTTAACTCAATTCACAAGATATGCGGTGGATAATCTTGACATTCTACCAAGACAAGCAGGCACTAAAATTATTTTTGAAATCAAATAGAGGATTATATGGCGATATATAACAAACCTGACGAAAGCGTATTCGCTTCAAGTGCTAAGCAGGGTGAAGTGAGCAACTTCCCTGATATTGGCAGAGGGTGGGGTGTTTCATTCGATCAGACTGGCGGTATTCCTCCAATGGAATGGTTTAACTTCCTCTTTAAAAGAAATGATGAGAAGTTTGGTTATCTGTTCCAGCGTGGATTATCTGAATGGTCGGCAACTCAATCCTATCCAGAGGGTGCTTTAGTTCAGTACAAAAACTTAACCTATAAAGCGAAAAGAGCTAATACAAATAAGAAACCTGATGAAGCTCAATCTAGCGACTGGCAACGCTGGGGGTTTACTCAATCGGAGCTTGGTGTCGCAACGCTAACAGGGAGTGGTGTTACTCAACTCTTAACCTCTATAAACAGTGATGATGAGACAAAATCCGCAACGCCTAAATCTGTAAAGATGGCTTACGATAAAGGTGTAGAGGCAAAAACTGCAGCAGATAATGCCCAACGTAGTGCAGATGATGGCATAAATAGAGCTAATAATGCCCAACGTAGTGCAGATGATGGCATAAATAGAGCTAATAATGCCCAACGTAGTGCAGATGCGGCAAATAATAATGCAAACGGTCGAATATCTAAATGGGGCGATACGATGACAGGAGTGCTTACTGCGTTAGGTTTTATCGCTAACAGCCCGACTGCATCCGTCATGTTTAGATCTCAAACTGCACTCTCCGCTTTTTTGGATTTTGCTCAGAAAAATACTCAACATGCTCTAACTACTCTTGAGTCAATCGCATTTGCAGATAATGCCGCTGAATTTAGGATGCATTTAACACCTCGAGGGGATAACAATGATACAGATAGACGACAGCATACTTTTACTTTTCAGCCAGGTGGCAACATCTGGTCCAGTAAGTTTGGTTGGTTTGACCGGTATTTTGGTAAAAAGCCAACATTTACTTACTATCAAAATCATTACTTAGGGGCAAGTGTTTACAAAATCCCATTTAGCGATACGCAATGTTTAAAAATAACATTGATGTTAGCAAACCATGCGTGGAGCGACGAATTGATTCTGCCTGAAATTTATAATGGACAATTTTTGGTTAACGCTATTGATGCTGGAGGTGGTACGGATGCACTAGGCGCGCTTGTGGTGAGTAACAACCGCATTAAATTAATAGGCGATGCAGGTACACGTGCGGCAATATTTGTATTTGGAGAAGGACCACTATGATTTATTTTGATTTAAAAACCAAAAGCTTTAGCGAGCTATCAAACGATAATACCTATCCGATAGATTTACAAGATGACATTAATGCAATATCTGCGAGCATTACTGGCGGCGGCGCAGTATGGATTGAGAATGGAAAAATAAAATGCTCAGGCAAGGCACCTAGTCCATTCCATGTTTTTAATATGGTGACTAAATCCTTTGAGCTATCAAAGGAAAAACAAACCGCACTTTTTGCACAACAAAAAGAAGGCTTACTCAATAAATTAGCGGACAAAGCTGATCAACTTAAAAATGGATTACTGGTGGGCTATCCACAAACGGAAATTGAAAGTTTTTACCGTCAAGAAAAAGAGGCTCTCGCATGGCAAGCCGACCACAACACACCCACACCGATGCTTTCACAAATTGCGCGTGTACGTGGTGTTCCACTGGATATACTAATTAGCAAAGTGATTGAAAAATCCGCTCAGTTTGCTGTGGCGATTGGCATCATTATTGGGCAAAGACAGGCTTTCGAAGATCGCTTGTTGGCCACGAAAACGCTAGAAGAACTTACCGCACTTGAAAAGGAAATCGAAGAATGGAAATTCCAAGTAAATTAAGGATATACGCTTATCATAATCTGATTGCTCTAGATCAATGGCTCAACGCATTAACTGGTGGAGCCGCAGATGAAACGTTATCAAGTCGCACCTATCGAGGTGCGATTTTAGTTTCTAACCCAAGAAAACGTTGGACAGTGCTTTATCGCTTTATTAATTGCTTATTCAGAGATAAAGAACACTGCAAAACAGCGTATGAGAGCGAATTAAAAGGCAGACAGCACGATAAACGATTTAGTCAAATGCGTAAGGGAGGGTAAATGTCACAAACTGACATTGTTCTTTATCGTGGCGATGATGAAGAGCGAAAAGTGCGGATTTATGAGAAGCAACAAAATGACGAGCTTAAACCATACGACCTGACCAATATTAAGCGGTTAGATTTGTGGGCGAAAGTCAGAAGTCACACTGTAATTTCTCTATCTAGCACAGATGAAACTATTAAAGTTGTAGATGCTGAGAATGGCGTTATTTTGCTTAAATTTCACCACGATTTAACTAAATACGCTATCTGGTCAGAGGCGAACTACGACTTGCAAACAATATCAAATACGGGGGCGGTAAAAACGGTGATTAGAAACGCACTTTTTAAACTAGAGGGCGATGTCACACCGCAACCGAATGAAGATGACATGTAAAGATGAATTAGTAGCAATTATTGAACCGCCTCAAGATATTGAGGTGGTAATTGAAAAGGTCGAGATTGTCAAATTAGATGACGAAAAATGCGACCAGAAAATCCCGACACTCGAAGAATTAAAAACTTTTTATAATATAGGAGCTTTATAGAATGGCAGCACAAGAATTTCACCAAACACTCACAGCGTTTGCCGAATTCGTAGGTGAGAAAGATAAGGAAATCACTAAACTTATCGGCAACCTAACAACTTTAAGCACGACAGAAAAAACAAATCTTGTTGGTGCAATCAATGAATTATTTCAGTCCATAAGAAGCCTATCTGGCAGTGCAGCAGGTATCAATGACAGTGCAACTGGTGATAGCTCTACCTTATCTGCGAAGAAAATCCTTGAGCTTGTAAATCAAGCGAAAACCGATGCTAAAAGCGAAATTTTGGGCGGTAACGTAGCATCCGAGTTAGATACCATTAAAGAATTAGCTGATGCGTTAAGCGGTATGAAAACAGGTGAAGATGGCTTGAATAAGCTTATTCAAAAAATCTCACAAGCTAATGAAGCATTAACCACTCTTAATCAGAAATTCACTGCTCTTGATAGCGTGAATTTAAAAGAAGCTTACACACGAGGTTACAATAAATAATGACATTTCAAGCGAATATATCAGAATTCGCTGAATTCATGGGAACTGAAATTAAGCGAATTGAAAAGAAAATTCCAACAAGCAGCGGTGGCCAATCCAGTGATTCAATGATAATCACTGGGAATGGACGACCTGATAAGCCTAATACTACTGACGGAAAGATTACAGGTAGGGAGCAAAACGGAACTTTTTATAATTCATCAAATGGCGCTGGTGTCGGTGCGTATCTGTGGCAGAAGCAGAATAATAAATGGGTTGTTATTTCTGGTGACACTGGCTCTAGAGGAATGGCAAGCGCCTCTGTAAATGTTAAAGAGGGCACTGTATATCTAAGACGAGTAAATGATATAGTCGAATGTTCTTTCACTAATGGCCGATGGGGTACTATATCGTTTTATGGGAGTAGTAACCCTAAATTCACAAGGAAGAACCACGCTAAGCGAATGGATATTTTACCTCGTCAAAAAATACCGTATGGATTTCAAACTAATGTGCCCATCATGTTGCCTTTTTATAGTGATGATGGTGTTAATATCGCTTCTGTATATGTGGCTAATAAAGGCGATAGTAACTATATAGAACTACGCTTTAACGGCAACGTGTCAACAGCAGACCTTGATTATATGCGTATGCCTGTTATCACTTGGATAACAAGCGACCCATTCCCAGAGGTATTGCCTTAATCTAGAAGTTCAGCAACTTCTTCCATGTTCGGGGCGTAATAGACATTCTGTAAAATCCTTATGTCTTTATGCCCCGATATTTTAGCAAGCGTCATCACATCGACTTTTTTAGCCAGTCTCGTTAATGCCTCTCGTCTCGTATCGTGAAAACGTAAATGCTCACACATTGCCATTTTCTTAATTTTTCTAAAAGCGGCATCAAGCGAACGAGTATCTAATTGAAAGCACAAACCAGTGTTTCCAATCTCTTTTTTCAATCTCTCTAAAATAGCCACAGCGTTTCTTGTTAAAGGAACAGTGCGAGAAGTGCCATTTTTAGTCATCGGCAAATAAGCAGTTCTTTTCTCTAGATTAACATTATCCCAAGTCAAGCCACAAATCTCACCGGCTCGCATTGCAGTTTCAATAGCAAATAACATAGCAGCACCACTTCTTGCTCTAATTGTTTTGAGCGTATCGTTATAACCGCTAACGTAGAGTATTCTTTCTATCTCTTCATCTGAGTATCTTTGCGTTCTTGGCTCACTTCCTTTTGGCAAGACTAAGCCTATCATTGGATTTTTTTCGATATAATTCCAACGTTCGACTGCCACATTAAAAATATTTCTAATGGTGGACAGTTCTCGTCTAATACTTTCACCGCTAACTTCTTTTTCCCTTTCGGAAATCCATAACTCAAAATCCTTTCTTGTAACATCACCGATAAACTTATTACAAATCGGGTGTCTAGCGAATTTATTCAATCTCAAAGTTTCGTGGCGTATTCCTCGCTTAGTTGGCGTAATTTCTTTCAAATAACGCTCTACAACGTCCGATAATACGGTTTCAGGCTGTAATCCTTGTTCTTGTAGCTCTAATTTCTTTTCCTCTTCTAAAGCCCATTGAGTGGCCTCTGCTTTCGTTTTGCAAGTTTTAGACTTTCTTTGTCCGTTTTTATAAATCTCTACTCGCCATTTATCACCACGTTTCCGCATTGTAGCCATAATTTACCTCACACTTTTAAATTGGCGTAATTAGACCAAATAAGGCGTAATTTTGGCGTAATTAACAGCAAGAAATATATAAAAATAACTAAAAGTTGGCAATATTTGAGGCTTGAAATTTTAGCGATTAGTTCAGTTAATGATTGGTAAGTGATTGATTTTTGAAGTGAATTTTAGGAAAGAAAAAAGCCAGTAGAAATTTACTGGCTTTGATAGGTGGTGCGACTAGCTGGACTCGAACCAGTGACCCCCACCATGTCAAGGTGGTGCTCTAACCAACTGAGCTATAGTCGCGT